ATTCCCTTTTTATTCTTGATTCGTTCCTACACAAAACATACATACAAATTATAGAAATCATGCCCTCCACGTCTCCATTTGTACAACAATTACCTTGTATACTTTTATCGACACTTGTCATTGGTCTGTTTGTCTTTTTTTATCAACAACAACCCCGTAAACAATTGAAAGAATATTTTATCAATGTACCACAAGGTACCATCGTGAACAGTGAGAATAAAGAAGGTTATGCCAATCCTATCGGAAATCAACAACAATTATATGTCCAACCCGATGTGCTGTCTCAACCTCAAGGATCTCGTCAATTACAACAATTATCATTCATGCCCCCACCTACCGTGGTTGGTTCCTCCGACAAAGGAAAATCATGGAAAAGCAAAAGTAAAAAAGAAGGGTTTTCACCTACACAACAACATGGATTACCTTTATATCAAAAAGAACAAGACTTGGATTTTATTCAAGTTCCAGGTACGTATCAAAGCAACCCCCCTCCACGATTTAGCCCTCAAGGATTAGGATCGAACGTTCGTTACAATTTACCTGAAACCCAACACCAAGCCATGGATCCTAATAACCCTCTCCCCTATGCCAGTATGGTGGAATGTCCAAAAATAAAAGAATCGTTTCAATATTCATCTACAAGTCCTTCGGCAAAAGCCTTGGAAGAAAATTCTCAACTCACGGAAGAAAAAAGCCATCTTCGAGCGACGAATGTCTTACCTTCCGTCTCCATGGCGTCTCCCACCTTTTTTGGAAGCAGTCAAGCTGGTGGAGATGGGGAAGATGGACAAGAACCTACCATTTCCTATGATCGAATTATGGTGACCAATTTATCCCGTCAACGTGGAAATTCGGATTTCATTCGTGGTGACTTGCCCATTATTCCTCAAAAACCTGTCCTCGATTCAAGCAGTTTTGTCATGTTCCGACCTAGTAATGGACCGGAAGTATTGAATCCTGGAGCATTGGCTGTTCTTGCGGGTGCCTACAATAGTACGAATCGTGAAACGGTACAATTACAAATGCAAAATTCAGGAGGAACAAGTAATGTGGGAAGTGGTGTCCAATGGGAGATTCCACCTCAAAGTGCCTATGGTCAACAATCACTTCCAATGGAAAGTCGTCAACAACTTATGGCGAATATTACACAATCCAATGAAGGCGGTTCCAGTGGACTCCTTGGAGATGTATCTTTCCAAAAATCTTATCAAACATCACAAGCAAGTACAGGAGGTATGAGCGCACAACGTATGCCTTATTAAGTTGAATGTAGAAAGTCCAATACAAACATACATAAAATACATAAAATACATAAAATGAAAACGTTTGTTATTTCATTTTATCTTCTTATAAGAAACAAATCGATCGAAAGAAAGAATGATGAGGACACCGACTGTTTTTTATCAATTAAGTATGGTAGAAATGAGAATTCCTCGTATCGTGGGAAATCGACTTTCACCTGAATTATCACATCTTTGTTCCATCTCCGATGCTCATCCTAAGAAAATGATACGACAACCTATTTGTTTGTATTCCTCTACCGGAAAATCCATATTGTTTCATCAATTAGAAACTCGTTTTACTTTACAATTTCATAAATCCCTTTTTTCATCACCCGTATCATCATCACCTGTATCATCACCGTCTTCTTCTTTACAAGATTTATTTGTCGCTTTTAAAATTTATGATCCAATTCTTTGTCGAAACAAAAAATATCATTGTCCTAGTTTAATTCCACCATCGTCGACACCACTTTTTCGTGACTCTACTCTATCAATCCCCTTTTCTCCTCTTACAATTCACACCGTTCCCTTTACGTTTCCTGTGTCTACATCACGTTCTCGTGTAAGTTCATGTTCGAATACTACTATCGTCGCACCCCATTTTACTTCACGTTGTACATTCTTTGTCCATGATACGACATTTCAAGCGGAATGGGTTCTTCTTCATATCGTTTTAGACCGTTTTCCCCTTGATCACCTAGAGGACTCATCCTCGTATTCGGTAGATCTCTCTCTTTTGACACTCGTTCCTTTCACTTCCTCCTTATCATCAAATATTTAATAGAGTCGGTGTAGATTCAAGTATAGGTAATCCTTTCAAAATAAAGAGAAATCCATCCAAAGATCTGTATTCTATCGGTACATCAAACGATAATAAACACCATCCTGTACCTTGGGGATATTGAATTTGGGAAGACGTTTCTTGTCCAAACATGAACACCGATTCTTTTCTGAGTTGAGGATTCCATTGAACAAATACAACAGAAGAAGAAGGTAATGATGAACCATTAGGCAAGATAATTTCCACAAAAGAATAAACTTTCCAACCCGATGGGCTTGTCGTGTCCGGAATTTCCCATTGATTCGGAATACCAGGTAAAGCGTACTGTGAACACGCATTCGGAAAGAAAAAACGAATCCAAAAACTTACCCTCTGTCCCTCTTTTTGTAGATTCGTCGTTCCATTTTGAAATCCAAATTGTTCAAGTAACATATTCCACACAAACGGTTGACGTTCCATGAGGATTCCATTTTGAGAGGGGAAAGAATAAAGCACAATCGGAATCACTTCTACATAATGCTTTGGGTTTGTTTTGGAAGTATCGAGTGTAAACGCAGAATCAAGATAATTTAACAATTTATCCACGACAGGTACTGGTGATTGTACCGGCTGTGTAGAAATAATGACACTTTTTAAGTAAGGTGTATTATTGGGAACAGATAGGATTTCCATATTAAAAAAATCAAAAGATCGTATTGATGTGACGGGGAATGAAGTCGGCACTCCATTGTTTATGGGATCAATTCGGAAAGGAGGAGACGACATGTTGTTCTATGATATATGAACGATAGAATATATAATATATAGAATAATAAATAATATTGAGTTCTTTTCTTTATTTATTTTTAAGAAAGAAAGAAAAAAAATGACGACTTAAAAGGTGGCGGTGAAATTAAACCCTAATTCTTCAAATAACGTACGAGTAATATCATCATGATAATATTTTCGATCAATGGTTTTCAGAATATTGAAATCTTCTTTTTTACAAGGGTACCGATGACGTCGTAAAAGTTGAAACAAGACGTATTGTGTATTTATGAAATTTTTTCGTTCATGATTTCGATATTTTTTATCATAGAGTTGGGTCAATGCATCAAAATCTTGAAGCAAGACATTTTCTAATCCACTAATATCTGGAGGAGCCACTCCTGTTAAAAAACAATGAATTAACACCACATCCTCATAATGTTTCGTATGATTGGTTTCTTTTAAAAAAACAAGTATATGTTCTTTCGTGATTTTCGAAAATGCCTCTTCTTTCGGTAAAGATTTCCAATTTTCTGGAATCAAATCATGTTGACGAAATTGATGAATTAAATCTTCATAAATTTTAGGATCAATCGTCGCATTTTGTTTTCCTTGAAACTGATTAATACAATCTTTAAAATGTGTAATTCGATCATATTGGTATTTTGTCGTCATATTGACTCGATCAATATCTTTATAAGAGACAATGGAATGTCGGACAAATTCTGTCGTACTTCCACATTGTTCACATATTAAAAAATTATCTTGAAGGACAAACGAGGATTCTTTCCCACATCCCGTACATTTGGAACTTGAAGCAGACTTTGATCGATATTTGCTTGATGTAGAACCAGAATTCACACCTGTATTGGATGTACTATGATAGGAAACTGGATAATTTTTCGTAGACTCTTCTTCTGTCGGTAATAATTGATGATACAATTGTGGAAAAAAAGATTGCGCTAATTGAAGATATTGATCAATTAATTGTTTCATCTCAAAGTCGTCTTCATTGGAATTGGAATTGGAAATGGAAATGGAATTGGAAATGGAATTGGAATTGGAAATGGAAATTGGATCACAAGTATTTGAAGAATCCTGTCGTTTCCCTGTTTGTGAAAATGGAATCTTTCTTACCCTTTTTCGAATTTCTGTATATTTCTCTAATAAAGGAACAGCTTGTATAATATAAAATGACATATGTTCAGAAGTTATGATTGTGATCTCTCCCTCCCACGGATCCCCACAAGTTTCTTCTTCTCGAGTTTTTGTATCATAAACCGACGGTTTCATTTCCGTCTCCATCTTTATCCCCATGGGTATCGATGGTGACCTTTGTTTTTTTTTGTGATAATGATGAATGATATGATTATGTATCGAAAGAATATCTAAATTAAGTAATCGCGTCGAATTGGACACAGAAGAAGTCACTTTCAGCGACGACGGTTTCCATTCTTGAGTCATATATCTATCTCTTATTCCTTTTTCCATGTCCTTTACTTTTTTCTTTATATCCTTTTTCTTATCCTTAACAAAACATAAACTTGATAGATTTTCTCTCATGACATCTCATGAGAATTCCTTAAGAAAAAAAAAGAAGAATTTCATAATTTTTTTTTTTTCTTGCTCGCAATAAAACTTTTCCGAAATTTTCATTTGTTTCTTCTTGCGGATTTTTTCCAATGGCCCAATTCACTGCTTCAAATCTTACCTCCGGGTTCATTGATTTAGCGACTTATGATGAACTTGAAAAATATATGTATGGTGGTCTAGACGCCACCGCCTATTTCGTTCGTCAAACTCGTCGTGCGACTTGGTTCACTCAAGTCCCCGTCGCTCTTTCTCGAGCCTCGGGTACTCCCGGCTTCGGTCAAGATTGGTCTGTCACCATCTCTCGTGCCGGTGATTACCTTCTCTACACATGGCTCCGTGTTACTGTCCCTCGTGTCGTCGCTTTGAATGGTGGTTCTACTTTCACCAACGGTCAAGCTTCCCGACAAATTACCTTGGAAAATGGACAAAAAGCTAACCACGTTGCCACTCTGATTTCGTGGACACCCAACTTTATGCATAATCTTATTCGTGAAGCCGCCATCACCTTCAATGATCTCGTCGCCGCACGTTTCGATTCCTTCCAACTTGATTTCTGGAGTGCGTTTACCACCCCCGCTGGAAAACAAATTGGTTATGCCAACATGATTGGACAAACTACCGATCTTATTGAACCCAGTCTGGAACTTCCTCAAAAAACTCTCAATTTACCTCTTCCCTTCTTTTACTCCCGTGATAGTGGTGTCGCTCTACCCACGGCCGCTCTCCCCTATAACGACATGCGTATCAACTTTTCTTTCCGTAATTTGAATGAACTTCTCAACGCTTGGGATGTCTACCAAGTTCCTGGAAACGCCGATGCCTTTATTTATGCCCCTGCTCGTCCTGCCGTCGTAAATAGTGATGTCGGTCAAGTCGATCTTACCTCCTCTTGTTTCGTATGGGCCAATTACGCCATTGTCTCGAACGATGAACGTAAACGTATGGCTTGTGCTCCTCGTGATATTCTTATTGAACAAGTCCAAACTGCTCCCATCCAATCCTTCAATCCCCAAAACTCCAGTTCCTACGATATTCGTTTCTCCCATGCCATTAAAGTCCTCTTCTTTGCTGTACAAAATTATACCGTCCCCAGTTACTGGTCAAATTACACTACCCGTGAAGCCCTCCCCTGTGCCGGTTCCCCCTCCAATCATGAATCTCTCACTCTTGACGGCTACTTCCCCGGTGTCGACCCCATTGCCGAAACCTCCCTTATTTACGAAAATACCCAACGTCTCGCCAACATGGGCTCCGATTACTTCTCCCTTGTTGAACCCTACTACGCCGCCCCTGTTATCCCCAACGTCTGTGGTTACCACATGTACTCCTACTCTCTTGACTTTATCTGCTTAGATCCTCTTGGATCCACCAACTATGGAAAATTAACCAACGTTTCCATCATTCCTGCCGCCTCTCAAGACGCCAAATGTGTGTCCTTCTCCGCTCCTGGCGAACAAACCGCCGCGCAATGTGCCCCCAATAACTGGAAACGTGCTCAACAATTCCGTTTTGTGGTCACTGCCGTCAATAATAATATCATCCGTATTTCGGGAGGTCGAAATCCTAGTGTGCCTCCAACAGTCGGCTGCCAAAATGGTAGTGGAAATACCATCTTGGAAAAACAGTGTAATCTTCCACCCATTTCGTGTTTTTAGAGATGGATCTAACCGGCTAGTCTTGTTTTTATTAAAAAAAAACAAGGCAAGACCCCTTAAAATGTTCGGGAATCCCCTAAAACTTTTGCTACCACTCCACTTCCGAAAGGACTTGCGAGGAACACGGAGAAAGACCGTACCCAATGGTAAAAACGCAAAAGATGAATTCGAAAGAATGAAATGGGCAATCCGCGGGTAAAGTCTCTAAACTTTTTTTGGATTTTCAAAAAAGCACGAGACTCCCTCAACGACCGCACGGGGGTCGGGGAATTCGTCAGAATTCTCTTAAGATACAGTCTACTCCTCTCCGAAAGGTGAGGTACTGGTATAGATCTTGATACAAAACTATTCTCAAAAAGTTTTCAGTATCAGGTTTATACTGGGGCACTTGGATTTCCTGTGCTTTAGGTCCAAATTACGTTATTTTCTCGAGAATTCTCATCAATCCAAAAATTTTATATGTTTCAAAAAATATATAAAATTGATTTAACAGAAGTTTTATGTTGAAAATTTAAAGATTATGAAAAAGGCAAATATTTACAAGATTACAAATTGTAAGAATGATGATATTTACATTGGTTCCACAATCCAAAGCCTAAAAAACAGATTCAAGGCTCATCGGAGCAATGCCAATCTTAACAAACCTGGAAAATTATACGAGTGTATGAGAGAAAATGGTATTGAACATTTTAAGATTGAGTTGTTAGAAATATTAGATACTGATAATAAATCAACAATTGGTGAAAAAGAAAAAGAATATTATGACTTACTTCAACCATCACTAAATATGATTACACCAAAAAATTTAAACATGGATAAAAATCATGGGTTGATTTATAAAGTTGAATTTATTCAAGACAAAACACTTTTTTATATTGGTTCAACGACAAACCCTATAGATTTTCGTTTATGTCAACACAAATCAGCCTCAAATAAAGGAACAACGCCTTTGTATAAATTCATGAATGAACACGGTAAAGATAATTTTTCTATAGAATGTGTTGAAGATAACGTCCCTGTTTCAGATCTTATCGTTCGAGAAGATCATTGGATCAAACAGATGAGTCCGACGCTAAATAAAAATGTGAATCTAACGATTACGGAACAAGAAAGAGACCGTTTGAAATACTTGAAAAACCGAGAAAAACGATTGAAACAAGTTTCGGAAAGACGTTTACTAAAACGAGATGAAATCAATGCACAAAAAAAGGAGCATTATCGGAAACAATGTGAACAATTAGAAAATGCCGTCATTGTTCCATACGAAGAAAACCCGTTGTTTACGTATGAAATATTAGATAAACACAATCTGCTTCATTTAAAAATCATAGCAAGACGATTTGGAATAGAATCTTTTCCCAAATTGAAAAAAGATTTTATTTGTCGTATCATCCAACGACAAAAATCCACGTTTCCACTTTGAGTACAAATTTCAAGTATGTTCAAACAATTTTATATGTCTGAAAAACTATATAAAATATATATTGTTATACTACTGATATACTACATACGGTAGTTTCTGGTAATCAAGTTAAGTAAATTTGCCAATCGATAGATACATTATGATGAATCAAATACATCGTTTTCGTTTTGGACATGATGTTGAAGTTTTAAATTTGTATTTTGTAATTGTAAAATGGTATTTTGTAATTGTAAAATGGTATTTTGTAATTGTAAAATGGTATTTTGTAATTGTAAAATAGTATTTTTGAGTTCAAGATTTTCAAGAGTTAATGAATGTTCTTACTTTCATTTCGACATCATGCTCTTGTAATAGATGACGGACGATATCAATAAATTCAGAAAGATTATGAAGTGGTTTATAAACCTCTTTTTGTTTTTCAAATGGATAACGATATTTATCCAGTAAAGAATGAATGGTGCGTTCAATACTACCTGATGAGATGGGGAAGAATTGAATGAAACGAAATTGTGGGTATAACGATTCGCATGACCGATGTTTCGACTCTCGTTGATCAAGTCGATGATCGCTTGATCCGATTTTTACAAGCCCGTTCCCAATATATGCAACATATGCAACATATGCAACATACAAGAATTACATGTGGTTTCAAGTTCTTCGGTGTTTTATCAACAGAGGATAAAAACTTTTATGACTTACTTATTCTTTCGACCCCATCTTGAAATAATCACTTCGCTTTGTTTATTATCATTCATAATATACCATTAATGTAAAAAAGAGATTCCATTTTTTTTTAAATCTTTTTTGACGTTGAAGTGGACAACCTTCACTTAGAACTATGTGTATATACTCCGTACCCTGAATTTCTGTATCACATATTTCCGCTTCATTAGACGAAAAAACGGTTCCTACACGTAGTAAGGAAAGCTTTTTTTTGTCTTGATATTGTTGTAAAAGATACTTCGTCAGTTCCTTCATGAAATTACCAAATGCTGAAAAATTATGACGTAATCCATTTTCAGTGATGAATAAGAAAAACGTAAATGTGTTTTTACCTTGTTGCCCAACAGGAGGACCATACGGTTGTAATAGTTCTTAAGAAAGAAAAAAATAAAAAACAATCGATCGTTGTCGTTTACGTCGCTACATCTTTGTCGATGAAGCGTTTTCAAAAAAGAACGTGTGAGCCAGTCCGTTACTTTTGAGAATTCTATTTTGCGTTCTTCTTTCTTTCCCTATTTTCCTATATCCAATACCATAGAATGTCATAGAATGTCATAGAATGTCATAGAATGTCATAGAATGTCATAGAATGTCATAGAATGTCATAGAATGTATGTTATAAGAATATCATGGTAAGTAACTAATATCAATGTTCAAAGGAGAGGGAAATACTTGTGTATGGGAATCAAAGATATCCATGACGTGGTTCGCCTGGGACATCGACGAAAAGGTAAACGGGCGTGTTCCTTGAGAATAGATGTTTTGTTGTGATGGTTTTCCACCATGTTCTTGAATCACTCTCAACACTTTTTGAAAGATAGGAGATGGTATAGAAGGTGTATCATAAATGACCATTTCAGCAGGTTTGGGTGATATCTTGATTCCTTGAAGAAATTGAGAATATTTTCCTTTTACCGTTACATCTTTTGGAGTGATGATGGATGATTGTTTTTTCTTGACAGGAACCCATCGACGAATTCCGTTTATAGTTTCAGCGACTTTCCATATTTTTCCATC